AGATGTGTATAAGAGACAGCTCTCAAATCGCGCCGGTCTTTGATATTTCCCCGGAGGGAAAATTGATATTTGGGCTTTAAACATGCTGCCGAGGCCTTGGGGTGTAGACTGAGGTTTCGACAGTTTTTGCAAGGGCTTATGGGGTGCGCGCCTCCTAAGAGCTTTCTGAGTTCATGACGTTTGACCTCCATCGGCATCGGGGCATTCTGTATTGTTCTCCTTTATACGGAATGTTTGCTTTCTCCCTTCAAATGAAAAGCACTGCCACAGCACCCATAAGCCTTTGCAAAAACTGAATTTTAGACAACAAAAGAAAGAGGGCCTTTTGAATGCGACCGAAGAAGAACACACCGGGAGAAGCGGCTGTGGCTTCGGCCCGGCCTGCAACAAGTCCGGAAGCACAGGAACAGTACATGATAAACCTGACCATGCAACTGGTGGAAAGAAGGCTACGAGAAGGGACGGCTTCAAGTGCAGAAACAACGCACTTCCTGAAGCTGGCTACTATGAAAGCGGACCTTGAAAAGAAAAAACTGGAAGAAGAAAACAAACTGCTCCGGGCAAAGACCGAGACACTAGAAAACGCAAAGGACACCAAAGAAATGTACGCAAATGTGCTGAAAGCCATGGCAAAGTACAATGGCGTGGACGAAGACGAGGCCCCAGACTATGAGTTTTAAAAGCTCTTATGCAGCCTGAGTCGTTCTGGCAGTGCTGTTTTTTATCTACTTTACAGCAGCGGTTTTTCTGGTAAAGCGCAATATCCTGTGCGAATGGAAGGCAGTTCTTTTGACTGGAGCAGTTGCATGGGCACCGATGCTGCTTACAGATGACATGTTGCGGAAGAAAGGATTTTTATGATGACGGCATTTGAAGAAATCTGTTTCTGGCTGATGGCGGCGATGCCGTGGATCATGCTTGCATGCTTGTTCACAGACCGAGAACGACCAACAAGCAAGCGGTACTGGTGGTATTTGCCTCCTAGTATTCTGTCGCTTTTGACGGCTATCGCGGTCGGGCTTCCACAAATTGTTGATAAGCGGATCGGCGGGTTTGGATGTTGGTGTACGCTTATTTTTGCATTTGTATGCGCTTACCATGACGAAATGGAAGGTCTTGCGAACCTGCACGGTAAGCTGATTTGTCTTTCGATAATTTGTGCCGCATTTGCCATGGTCTGCTGGTGTATGGGGTACTAAGCATATGCCCAGAAAGACATACTCTGAGCTTTGCCAGCATGTGACCTTTGAAGACCGCTTCCATTATTTGCAGCTCCACGGCAAAGTTGGATTTGATACTTTTGGCTTTGACCGGTGGCTAAATCAGAGTTTTTACCAGTCAAGAGAGTGGCGGCAGTTTCGGGACAGGATCATTGTGCGGGACGCTGGGTGTGACCTTGCGTGCAAAGACCACGAGATCACCGACTGGGTGATACGAAACGGCAAACCCATCCGGCCGCGCATTATTATCCACCATCTGAACCCGCTGACGAAAGAGGACGTGCTTCAGCACTCAGACGCACTTCTGGACCCGGAAAACGTAATCTGCGTGAGCGATCGGACCCACAAGGCCATCCACTATGGAGATGATGCGATCCTAAAGCCTGCATTTGCCGAAAGACGACCGGGCGACACTTGCCCATGGAGGAAATGAAAATATGAGTGACTATATTTATCACTATGGTATCAAGGGCCAGAAGTGGGGTGTGCGGCGCTATCAGAACCCGGATGGAACACTTACGAGCATGGGAAAAGCACGTAAGCGCGCCATAGATGTAAACCGAAACATGGACGCTGTAAACGACATTGTAAAAACAATGTCCCGAAAAGACAAAGAACTCCTTAATCTTGATGGCGATGTTTACCAGCAAAGTGCCGAGGATGGGGGTGCATACGTAAAACGTTTTATTGAAAAATCAGGTGATGTGCCTATTTCCTTTTTTGATATCATTGGTGATGAAAAGGGAGTAGCAATTTCTATTGGAACAAGAGCTGGAAGTGAATATCGGAACAAGGGTTATTGCTCAAGAGTAGCCAGAAAAGGCATGAAATGGCTGGATGCACACAAAGACGAATACGACCAAATTGTCTGGTGGGCCAGAAAAGACAATGCTGGATCTATAAAAATCGCTGAGAAATCTGGATTTAAGCTGGATGAAGCATCGGTACTCCCAGATGATCCGTGGATCAAGTATCAGTACAAATAAGGAGGAAAACAAAATGAAAAACGATGCAATGCTGAACCGTGCAAAGCAGCTGGTGGTGGACTACTTTAACGCTCACGTGGACGTGACCGACGGCAAGAAGCTGACGATGGAGGACGTGTTCATCGTATGGTTCAGCAAAACCCTGCAGAACTGGAAGGCGCTGGTGAGCACCACCGTGTCTGACGGTATGTACTACGAGATTACCCACAACGGCGATAAGGGCGAGACCTATCTGGACGCCTACAAGAAGTGGGACAACCAGTGCATTGTAGACTGAGGTGATCGGAAATGGACAGTATCCTTACCTCGGTGAAGAAACTCCTTGGACTGACCGAGGAGTACACGGCGTTTGATGCAGACCTTATTATGCACATCAACAGTGTGCTGATGATCCTGCGGCAAATGGGCGTTGGGCCTCAGGAGGGCTTTGGCATCAGCGATGCAACGGCAACATGGAGCGAGTTTTGCCAGAACAGGGCGGACATTGAAGCGGTAAAGAGCTATACGGCGCTGAAGGTGAAGATGCTATTTGACCCGCCGCAGAGTTCCAGCACGATGGAAGCGACCAAAAACCTTATCAGCGAACTGGAATGGCGGCTGTATGCCGAGTGCGACAGGGAGGAGAAACAATGCGGATGCTGAAGTTTGCCGTGGAAGGGCAGCAGCTGGCAAAGCGCGGTGATTTTGCCGGCGTGACAGCCGGAAGCAAAGGCTATCTGCGCTGCCACTTTGAGCAGAGTGACCCGGAGTGGCTTATGGCCAAGAAAATTGCTGTGTTCAATGACGAATATGCGGTGACTGTGAGCGCGGAAGGTGAGTGCGCCATACCCGACGAGGTGACGGACGGAAAAAGCTTTAAGGTGTATCTTGCTGGCCAGAATGGCAAGACGCGGATGATAACAAACAAGGTACTGATCGAGCAGGTGAAGTGACATGGTGGATTTGGACAAGCAGTTTGCAGCAATGGCAGATGTGAGCGAAGAAGATACCGCTTACGATTTTGTGATCGATGAAGACCTGCGAGTGATCGCTGTGCCAGAACGCGGTGTGGTGCTGGGCGTTGAGGGAGATAAAGACGCGAACCGCATCCGATTTAGAATGAACAAAACATGGCGCGGATACGATATGTCGAAGTTTGACCTGCGCATCAACTACCAGAATGCAAACGGTGACAAAAACTATTACACGGTGACGAGCAAACACACTGAAGGCAATGCGGTGGTGTTTGACTGGATTGTGGCGGCGGATGCTGTAGCATATCAGGGCGATGTGTTATTTATTGTGGTGGGCCTTATTACCACTGGCGGAATGGTGAACTGTGCGTTCCACACGACGCTTGGTAAGGCAAAATGCCTGGAAGGCCTGGTGGTAGACACAAAAACTGACATTTCTGAGATCCGGGACTTTATGGCGACGCTGAAGGCGGAAGTGGAGGCATACGGACAGACCTTTGTGAATGCCGCTGCTGCCAGTGCAAAGGCAGCAAAGGCCAGCGAAACAACTGCTGCCAGTTCGGCCAGTGCGGCAAAGACCTCGGAGACAAACTCCGTGACCAGTGCGAAGGTCGCAAAAACGAGTGAAACGAATGCCAGCACCAGCGCAAGCGCAGCAAAGACTAGCGAGACAAATGCGGGTACCAGCGCCGCCAGTGCTCAGGCCAACGCAAAGAAAGCCGAAGCGGCGCGAGATGATGCCAATACCAGCAAAACCGCAGCTGCTGGCAGTGCAGCAGCCGCAAAAAAAGATGCCCAGACAGCATCCAGCGCGGCCAGCACTGCCACAGGTGCGGCCAGCACTGCCACAGGTGCGGCAAGCGCTGCCAAGACCAGCGAGACCAATGCGGGCACAAGTGCATCCAATGCGAAGGGCAGCGAAACAAAATCCGGTGAATACCTGCAGGCCACAAAGGAATATTTCGAGCAGGTGCGCACCATTACGCTGGGCGCGCAGGGCTGGTATGAGACCTCAGACGCCCTGACTGCTGCGGTGCCCGTGGGTGAAAACGGCTGGTGGGCTGTGGTGGGCACCACGGACAGCATCTGGGTATGGGACCGCGACACCAATGCCTGGCGTGACAGCATGGTGACGGTAAACATGAGCGACTACTACACCCGCACGCAGGTGGATAAAAAGCTGACTGACAAAGCAAACAAGACCGCCGATGACCTGAACACGATGATCAACGCGCTGAGCGCGGGTACCAGCACCCCGCAGGATGCAGATTACTATGTATCCCAGTATGTCGGCGGCGGAAGCACAACGACCACCTACCACCGTCAGCCCATGAGTGCGCTGTGGGCCTACATCAAGAGCAAGGCAGCCTCTGTGTTTGCGGCCAAGAGCCACACCCACAACTATGCCGGTTCCGGTTCTGCGGGCGGCTCGGCCAACAGTGCCGTCAAACTCGATACAGCAACAGCGGGCAGTGCGACGAAACCGGTATATATCATCGGCGGCAAGCCGGTGGCCTGCACTCACTCGCTGGACAAGGATGTACCGGCCAACGCCGTTTTTACTGACCACACTTACGCCAACATGACCGCCGCCACTGACAGCGCGGCTGGCAAAGCGGGCCTTGTGCCTGCACCCGCAGCCGGTGCACAGGGTAAATTTTTGCGCGGGGATGGGACGTGGCAGGCCATTGCGTCCAGCGGCCTGTCTGCCTACCCCGTGGGCAGTATTTTTCAAACAGTTAGCACTACCAGTCCCGCCGAACTGTTCGGCGGTACATGGCAGGAGATTGCATTTAACCGCGTGCTGATGGGTGCTGGCACAGGCCACACAGCGGAAAGCACGGTGGAGGCCGGACTGCCGAACATCACAGGCAGCTTTACAACAAAAACAACAGACGTAGGCGGGTCTCCCTTTAGTGGTGATGCTAACGTACTTTCCGCTAATGGTTCTCTGGCTTTTAGTGAAAAGATAACTAGTTATGGCGGTTACACTGGACATTCTGGAAGCCAATATAATATTCAATTTGATGCTTCTCGCTCGAATCCTATCTACGGCCGCAGCTATACCGTGCAGCCCGCCGCATACTATGTGCACATCTGGAAACGCGTGGCATGAGAAAGGAGGTTTTGAACCATGATTCCTGTGACATTTGACACTGTGGCAACATTGCAGTTTGGCAGTGAGAGTCACCCGACCAGTCTGCACTTTGCCATCCCGGAAGAGTGGAAAACCTGCAAAATCAGACTCCACCTGCGGCGCAGCGACGGTAGCTTTGTGCCCCCGATGCAGCTGGACGAAAATGGGTGCGTAAAAGTAGACCGCAGAGACTCCGGCAAGACCGGCGGACAGTGGATGCTGTCGGCTGAAAGTCCTGACGGAAAAGTATCTTACTCGCGAATCGGCAAATATGTGACCCCCATGGAGGTGACACAATGAAGATCCTTGACGAGACCGGCGCGGTCGTGGAAAACCCCGACCTGACCCTTGGCTACCTGACCACCAGCACCGAAGAAGTCGCCCACCCCGCCGTAGAGGGCGTGGAGGAGCAGTGGCACTGGGAGACCGTGACCGAGTACCCCAACGGCGGCAGGGATGTGCGGAAGGTCATCGACGTGTCGGGCGTGCCTGCGCAGGCCGCATGGACCGAACAGGTGCCCATCCAGAAGTACATCCGCTACACCGCCGAAGAGCTGGCCGCGCAGGAAGAAGCACGCAAAAAGGCCGAAGCCTGGGAGAAACTGCCGGACACGGTGGCGGCACTGCAGGAAGATAACAAGACACTGAAAGAAGAAAATAAGATGCTTAAGCAATGTCTGATGGAAATGTCGGAGATTGTGTATGCTTAAACGAATCACACAAAAATTAGAAAGGATGGTATGTATGATGGCGAAGCTGTGGGCACAGGAAATCATGTATGCTGAGACTATGGAAGAGGCAAAGGCTCTGTATGAGCGCTGCCCCCGCCTGCTGAAGGAGAAGGTGAAAGCCATTCTGGTAAAGAGCGGCTTTGAAGAGATCACACAGGAGTAACACAGGAGCTGAAAAATCAAAATGGCACTCTCGAACACGGCGACGCCGATCTACTACGGCCGGTTCCGGGAGGCCGTGATGCGCGGGGAAATCCCCGTTTGCAGAGAGATCAGCATGGAGATGAACCGGATCGACGACCTGATCGCAAACCCGGGCATCTACTATGACGATAAGGCCATCAACGGCTTTATCGCGTTCTGTGAGGACGAGCTGACGCTTACTGACGGCGGCGATGTGAAGATGCTGGACAGCTTTAAGCTGTGGGCAGAGCAGATCTTTGGTTGGTACTACTTTGTGGAGCGGAGCGTGTATGTGCCGAACCCGCACGGGGCAGGCGGACACTACGAGACCAAGCGCATCAAGAAGCGGCTGGTGACGAAGCAGTATCTTATCATCACACGCTCGGCCGCAAAGACCATGTACCTAGAATTTTTGCAGGCATACTTTATGACCGCCAACACGAACACCACCCAGCAGCTGACCACAGCGCCTACTATGAAGCAGGCCGAGGAAGTGCTGGCACCCTTCCGCACCGCGTTGGCGCGGGCAAAGGGGCCGGTGCTGAAGTTCATGACCGATGGCAGCCTGCAGAACACCACCGGCGCGAAAGCAGACCGCGTGAAGATGGCAAGCACGAAGAAAGGCATTGAGAACTTTGTGACCAACAGCCTTTTGGAAGTGCGCCCCATGACCATCGAAAAACTGCAGGGCCGGCGCGACACGGTGGCTACCGTGGACGAATGGCTAAGCTGTGACATCCGGGAAGATCCCATTGGTGCCATTGAGCAGGGCGCGGCGAAAAACGAGAACTACCTGATCGTTGCGGCAAGCAGCGAGGGCACGGTGCGTAACGGATGCGGCGACGACATCAAAATGGAGTTGCTGAGCATCCTGAAGGGGGAGTACGTAAACCCACATGTCTCTATCTGGTACTACAAGCTGGACAGCATTGAGGAAGTGGGCCGACCGGAGATGTGGCTGAAGGCAAACCCGAACCTTGGCAAGACCGTGAGCTACGAGACCTATCAGCTGGACGTGGAACGAGCCGAAAAATCGCCCAGTGCCCGGAATGACATCCTTGCAAAGCGCTTCAACCTGCCGATGGAGGGTTACACATACTTTTTCCCGTATGAGGAGACCCTTTGCCACCGACCGAGAAGCTACTGGCAGATGCCGTGCGCCATGGGCGCTGACCTGAGCATGGGCGATGATTTTTGTGCGTTTACGTTTTTGTTTCCGCTTTCAAGCGGATATTTTGGGGTAAAGACGAGGGACTACATTACCAGTTACACCCTGAGCCAGCTGCCCGTGAGCCGGAGAAACCAATACGAAGAGTTCATGAAAGAGGGAACGCTGTTCGTATTTGACGGCACGGTGCTGGACATGATGCAGGTGTATGAAGACCTTGACAACTTTGTGCAGCAGAACCAGTACGACGTGCGGGCGTTTGGCTACGACCCCTACAACGCGCAGGAATTCGTGGAGCGCTGGGGACAGGAGAATGGCACCTTTGGCATCACGAAGGTGATTCAGGGTGCGAGGACCGAGAGCGTGCCGCTGGGCGAGCTGAAAAAGCTCTCCGAACAGCGGAAGCTGCTGTTTGATGAAAAGCTGATGCAGTTTGCAATGGGCAACTGCATTGCACTGGTGGACACCAACGGTAACCGGAAGCTTTACAAGCAGCGGCAGGACCAGAAGATCGATGCTGTGGCAGCTATGATGGATGCTTACATTGCGTGGAAGCAGAACCGGGATGCGTTTGAGTGATTAAGATTCTTGCTTCTTTACCCTGTGATGCTGGGGAAATGGGTTTACTATGGTTTGATGTGGTGGAAGCTTTATTCCAAGATCAGCTGCTTGTTTTTCTTTCTCAGGAGAATGAACACGGTTTTCGCCAAGATTTCTTATGCTTAAGTCGTGTTGACGAAGAGCCGAGTCATACTCATCAGGACTTATGTACGAATTCGTTTCTTCAGGCACGCATGAATCTGACAAGCTGTCGTCCGTAGAAGATTCTGGAATTAGAGGCTCGTCGGCAGATTTGGTTTCCGGACTAGTTGTTAATTCGGCAATTCTATCTTTTGCAAGTTCAATGCCTCCGACAGCAAGCATTGCTGCCACAGCGGCATATCCGGTTGCTTTGACGGCTTTGGCGGCACGTGGATGCTGAAATTCAAAACTTTTCCATCCTGTAACCGGTTGACAGTTTTCTTCATCAAAATAATCAAGGTCAAGTTCAAGCCCACCCATATCGCAGTAAGGACACTGTATGGACTTTTTCTTTCGGTTGGGTATTGGAATCTCGCTACCGCAGTTCGGACAAGTGACCGTCATGCAGAGCACTCCTTTCGTCGTTACTCGAAAATATAGGTATGATAGGACACAACAATCTCGGTATCGAGGGGGTACCAATCGCCTATTTTAAAGGAAGGTGCGCCGTCTACAGTGATCTCTATGATGTCGTACTGAGCGTGATTTTTGCCAAGAACGAGATCCTGCTTTGGCTGATCGACGATATTGATGAAACCGGCATCACGCAGCTTTTTCATGACATCGCGGGCATCTTCGCTCATGGAAATGTTTGGCATGCGTACTTCGCCCATAGCAAGGTGCGATGCGGCTATCTCTTCATCTTTCAGGCGGGCAAGCTCGGCCTGATGGGCGGCAAGTTCCTGTTCCCGCTTCTGGTTGATGGAATCGTAAACGCCGCGGCAGGCGAGAAGAGCAACAATGAGAACGACGCTGATGAGGATTTTCCGTTCGTTGGCACGATAGTAATTGATCACCTTGGCAATTGCGCGGCCAGCCTGGCGGGCATGTTTTTCGTGCTGAGCAGATGCCCATTCTTCGTAAGCATGCTGTTCTTCAGCGTCTTTTGCCTCCTGCTCTTTGCGGATACGCTCGGCCTCTTCAGCTTCGCGCTGGATACGCTCTTCTTCCGCCTTCTTTTTGGCGCGGCGTTCCTCGATGGGAGAGGCAAAAAGGTTGATGACACGATCAACATTTTGGGCCTGCTTGATCCTTGCATCATCGACGATATGCTCGGTGTGCTCTGATTTGGAGTAGTTATAGTTCACGTTGATATTAACGCGGACCTGTGCTCCGCAGGACGCACACTGAATGACTTTTGCGTTGGCATCTTCAAGCAGAATCTTTGCTCCGCATTTGGGGCATTTAGCACTCCACATACACGATTCCCTTTCTTCACAGAATGGCTGTTAAAGCCAGTATAGCACAAACATGGATAAAAGCAATAGAGCGTGAAAGAAGGTGAGTAGATGATAAATCAAAATGACTGGTGGCAGCACCGGAACAGCACCCTGTGCCACTGGGGCATCAAGGGCATGAAATGGGGCGTGCGTCGATACCAGAACAAGGACGGTACCTTGACCGCAGCCGGAAAGAAGCACTATGCCGGGGATGGGAACGCCAGTGAAGGTGCGACTGCAAAGACAGAGTATGCCCCGAAGCGGAAGGGCGGCAAGGCCGAGGACTACTCGGACGAAGAGCTGCGGGCACGGATCAACCGCCTGCAGATGGAAAAGCAGTACCGCGACCTGCAGGGGGATACCAACATCCGCGCGGACGACCCGAACCGGGAACTGAAAGCGGAAAAAGAGCGGCTGCAGCTGCAGAAGGACGTGAAACAGCTGCGCAGCGATGTGTACGGCGGGCAGAGCTTTGTGAAGAGCGTGATGAAGGACGCGGGGAAACAGTTTTTGACCAAGGCTGTGGCGGGTGCAATGAGTTACAGCGCAAAGCAGTTTGTGACGAGCACCTTTGAAAACCCTGATCTGGCAAACGCCATTGTAAGCGGCAGCGCAAGCGGCGGACAGACAAAGCAGGACGACAAGAAAAACTGACCGGGAGGAAAAAATCAAAATGGCGATAAACGTTGGCTCCCGCCTGAAACGGGCGTGGAACGCCTTTACGAACCGGGACCCTCCCGGGAAGAACTACTATGGCGGAGGGAGCAGCTACCGGCCTGACCGGGTACGGCTGAACCGTGCGAATGACCGTACGATCATGACCGCCATATACACCCGCATTGCCATGGACGCAGCGGGCATCACAATAAACCACGTAAGGCTCGATGAAAACGGACGCTACGACGAAACCGTTGATTCGGGCCTTAATTGCTGTCTGAACCTTTCCGGCAACAAGGACCAGACCGGCAGGGCGCTGCGGTATGACATGTTCCTCTCTGTACTGGACGAGGGCGTGGCAGCGCTGGTGCCGGTGGACGTGGATGTGGACGAAGAGACCGGCAAAGAAAAGATCCTTTCCATGCGGGTGGCAAAGGTGAAGGAATGGTACCCCGATGATGTGCGGCTGGAAGTGTATAACGACCAGACCGGACAGAAAGAGGAGATCACCCTGCCGAAAGCAGAAGTGGCCCTGATCGAGAACCCGTTCTATGCCGTGATGAACGAGCCGAACGGCACCATCCAGCGCCTGATCCGCAAGCTGAACCTGATGGACGTGGTGGATGACCAGCTGGGATCTGAAAAACTGGATCTTATCATCCAGCTGCCATATGTAGTGCGCAACGAAATCCAGAAAAAGAGAGCGGACGACCGGAGAGCCGAGATTGAGCGGCAGTTGACCGGCTCTAAATACGGCATTGCCTATACCGATGGTTCGGAACACATTACGCAGCTGAACCGCAGCCTTGAAAATAACCTCCTGAAAACCGTGGAATACCTGACCAACATGGCATACAGCCAGTTAGGCATTACCCCGGAGATCATGAACGGTACAGCAAGCGATGCGGTGATGACGAACTATGAGAACCGTACCATTGAGCCCCTTGTGGCAGCAGCCGTAGACGAGCTGAAGCGAAAGTTTTTGACCGAGGAGGATCGGAAGGAAGGCCGCGAGAGTATGATGTACTTCCGCGACCCGTTCAAGCTGGCACCGGTGAGCGCCGTTGCCGAGATGGCGGACAAATTTACCCGCAACGAGATCCTGACAAGCAATGAGTTCCGGCAGCTGCTGGGAATGAAGCCCTCGAAGGACCCGAAGGCGGACGAACTGCGGAACAGCAATATTTCGCAATCCGATGCGGAGATTGCTGAGAGAAACAAAACGATCACGGCTGGAAAGGAAGCCGTAGAAAGGAGTATGGCAAATCAAAATGGCGAAGTTTGATTACGACTGCAGCGGATGGGCCACGAAGGCTAAGACCAAGTGCTATGATGGCCTGACCATTGCACCGAATGCGTTCCAGGAATGCGACGGTAAAGTTGTGACCATGGTGTACAACCATGACCATGACAACCTGGAAAACGTCATTGGCCACTGCCTGCTGGAGAACCGGCCTGGGGGCATGTACTGCTACGCAAAGTTCAACGATACGGATACCGGCCGGACCGCGAAGGCCTGCGTGGAAAATGGCGACCTGAACGCTTTTTCCATCTATGCAAACTGCATCAAGAAGACGGGCAACACTGTCCAGCACGGCATTATTCAGGAAGTGAGCCTTGTGCTGACAGGCTGTAACCCGGGTGCGCTGATCGACGAGGTGGTGAAGCACAGTGCTGACGAGGACTACGAGGGCGGCGAAGCCTTCATCTACACAGACGGCGGCCTGAGCATTGCCCATGGACTGGACCCGGACGGCGAACCGCTGGACGACCTTGTACACAGCGGCGATGCAGCGACCGACAAAGCAACACAGGAGGAAGCCGAGAGGGCGGACGAACAGAAGGACGGCAAGACGCTGAAAGAGGTGTACAACAGCATGACACCCGAACAGAAGGAGTGCTGCCACGCACTGGTGGGCATGGCCCTGGAAAAGCGTGACGGCGAAGAGACTAACGATGAGGAGGAAGAAACCGTGAAGCAGAACGTATTTGAGAAGGACACGAAGGGCACCGTGCTGAAGCACAGCATCGACGAGATCAACAAGGTGGTGAAGACCGCCAAGACCTGCGGCACCATGAAGGCCGCTTTTGCAAATGCCGGCATTGAGGACAGCGAGGTGGACGCTTTGTGCCACGGCATTGACAATATCGACTGGCTGTTCCCGGAAGATCACCTGCTGGACACCACGCCCCGCATCATTGACAAACCCGACGACTGGGTGAGCGTGGTGATGGGCGGCGTGAAGCACATCCCGTTCAGCCGCTTCAAGAGCCTGTTCGCCGACCTGACCGAGGATGATGCACGTGCCAAGGGCTACCTGAAGGGCAACTACAAGACGGAAGAGGTGTTCGGCCTGCTGCGCCGCTCCACCGGCCCGACCACGGTGTACAAGAAGCAGGAGCTGGATCGCGACGATGTGGTAGACATCACCAGCTTTGACGTGGTGGCATGGCTGCGCAACGAGATGCGCTACAAGTTGAACCGTGAGCTGGCGCTGGCCTACATTCTTGGTGACGGCCGCATGGCAGCAAGCCGTGATAAGATCGATGAGAACTGCATCCGTCCGGTGTTCAATGACGCCGACCTGTTTACCATCAAGGTGCAGGTGAAGACCACCGGCCTTTCCACCGTGGAGGACAAGTACAAGGCCTTTATCAAGCAGGCCATCCGTGCCCGCAAGGACTACCGCGGCAGCGGCACCCCGACTATGTTTACCACCGAGGATGCCCTGACCGAGATGCTGCTGCTGGAAGACGGCATGGGCCGCCCGCTGTATACGGACGAGGCCGCACTGGCCCGCAAGCTGCGCGTTGCCAAGATCGTGACCATTCCCGAAATGGAAGGCCGCAAGGGTGCCAAGGGCGGTGATCTGGCTGCTGTGATCGTGAACCTGGCCGACTATACCGTGGGTGCGGACAAGGGCGGTGCCGTAAGCATGTTCGATGACTTTGACATCGACTTCAATGCACAGAAGTACCTGATCGAGACCCGCTGCTCCGGCGCACTGACCAGCCCCTACAGCGCTATGGCCATTGAGTGGGCTGCATGAGAGACTCCTTCAGTCTCACAGTCCACCTGACGGCGGCGCTGTTCGTCAGCTCCCTCATTGAGGGAGCCTTTTTCAAAGGAAAGGATGATAGAAAATGCTGAACAAGCTCTATGAGCAGGGCAAGGACCTGCATGTTGCAAACTATGTGGCCTATGGCAAGACCGCTGACCACAAGCTGTATGCCGACGAAGGTTATAAGGAGACCGCGACCAAGGCCGAGATCGAGGATGCCTTCGTGAAGGGCCGTCTGGTGATCGTGGAGGGCGCAAACTATCTGGTGCCTGTGGCCTTTGGTGCGACCGGTGTGATCACCGTTGTGGCCGGTGAGACCGTGAAGACCCAGGCATGGGCTGCTTCTGCCGAAAAGTAAGCAGAAAATTCAAAATGGAGTGAAAGTGCTATGAGCAAGTGGTTTGGGAAGCTTGGTTTCGTGGAGACCAAGGAGACAGAGCCGAGTGTGTACTCGGAGATCGTGACAGAGCGTGACTGTTACGGCGACCTGACACGGAACATGCGCAGGTTACAGTCCCGCGACAAGGTGAACGACGATATCAGCCTTGCGAACACGTTAAGCGTCATTGCCGACCCGTATGTTCAGGAGCACTTTTGCAATCTCCGGTATGTGACGCTTTACGGCGGAAAATGGAAGGTGACGGACGCGAGCGTGGAGTACCCGCGCATCGTGCTGACGCTGGGAGGGTTATGGCATGGCAACAAAACTGAGTGAAAGACGCTCCGGGCTGGATGCGCTTTTGCGCAGCATCGTGAAACAGCGGTGCGGCAGTGAAAACGTGTACTACCAGCCGCCTGCAAACCTGCGGATGAAATACCCTTGTATCTGCTACAAGCTGGAAAAGATCCGCAGCCCGAAGGCTGACGACCGCGTATACCGCCAGACCTTCCATTATTCTGTTACCGTGATCGACACAAAACCGGACAGCGAAATGACGGCGGCCATGGGTTTGCTTGCAAAGGCTTCTCATGACCGCCATTTTATTTCGGACAACTTATACCACGACGTATTCAGCGTGTGGTACTGATACCTATTTATAAAGGAGGACAAAACCTATGGCAAGAGCAAAATGGGATGTGGATGGCACCCGCAAGTTCCATGCTGGTGTTTCCCACGGTATGGTGTACCCCAAGGCAGACGGCGAAGGCACGGCTAATGGCGCTGCATGGAATGGCCTGACCGGCGTGACCGAGAGCCCCAGCGGCGCAGAACCCACTGACCTGTGGGCTGACAACATGAAGTATGCCCGCCTGATCTCCGGCGAGGACTACAGCTTTACCGTTGAGGCCTACATGTATCCGGAGGAGTTTGAGCCCTGCGATGGTCTGGCTGCCCCGGTGAAGGGCATCCGCATCGGTCAGCAGAAGCGCAAGGCCTTCGGCTTCAGCTGGCAGACCAAGGTGGGCACCGACGATGATGCCGACAAGGGCTATATCATCCATGTGGTGTGGAACGCTACCGCACAGCCCAGTGAGAAGAGCCACGAGACCATGAATGACAGCCCGGACGCCGAGACCTTCAGCTGGGAGTGCGACACCGTGCCCGTGAACGTGACCGGCTATAAGGATGTCGCCGTGATGGAGTTTGACAGCACTGTGCTGACGCCTGCCCAGATGAAGGCCGTGGAAGACCTGCTGTACGGCACCGACAGCGAGGATGCAAAGCTGCCTACCCCGGACGAGCTGATCGCTGCAGTAAAGGCTGCTGTGTAAAAACACCCTTTCAGCGCGCAGTCCGGCATTTGCCGGTGCTGCTTGCAGCTCTCCCGAAGGGGCGAGCTTTGCTGAGAGAAAAAATCAAAATGAACCGATAAGGAGAGACCAAGATGCTGAAAAAGACCATTTCCTATACCGACTATGACGGCAACCAGCGCACTGAGGACTTCTACTTCAACCTGTCGAAGGCGGAGATCACCGAGATGGAGCTGAGTATGGAGGGCGGCATGCGTGCCTACATCCAGAGGATCATTGCAGCGAAGAGCCAGCTGGAGCTGGTGAAGCTGTTCAAGGATGTGGTGCTGAAGAGCTACGGCAAGAAGAGTACGGACGGCCGCCTGTTCATGAAGAACGACACCATCCGTGCTGAGTTTGAGGCACATCCGGCCTACAGCATGATCTACATGGATTTGGTGACGGACGAGGCCAAAGCAAGTGCCTTTGTGAACGGCATTATGCCCGCCGACATGCCGAAGCAGAACCCGGCTATGGAGATGGCCGCAACCGAAAGCGCTGCGCCTGCACTGAGCGTGGCATCGGAACAGGGCCGATAAACTCTGATATTTTGCCGCTTTGGCGGAGAGAGGCTGCGCCGGGAAATTTCCGGGCAGCCTTTATTTTTTTTTACTCCTTCAGGCGCTGACGCGCCAGCCCCCTCCAAGAGGGAGCCTTTTAAAGGAGCACATTTAAGAGCACAGGGAGAGTGAAAGAATGCTGGAGCTGCATATTCCCGGCGAAGAACGCTGGGATGAGCGAACAAACATGTTCGTATACGACGAGCCGGTAACTTTGAGGTTGGAATACAGCCTGCTCTCCCTGTCTAAATGGGAAAGCAAGTGGCACAAGCCGTACTTGGACGAAAACGTGAAGAAAACACGCGAAGAAACGCTTGATTTCGTCCGATGCATGACTCTGACAAAGGGTGCGGACCCGACCGTATACACAAGACTGCGGCGGGAAGACTGGCTGGCCATTCAACGATATATGAGCGACCCGATGACGGCCGCGACCTTTAAAGACCGCAAAGGCGGCAAGAAGCGCGCACGCTACCAGACGGCAGACCTGTTTTATGCCGCCATGGCAAGCTACGGCATCCCATTCGAGTGCGAAAAGTGGCACCTGAACCGGCTTTTGGCGCTGATCCGGGCCTGCGGTGAAGAGAACCTGCCGCCCGAGAAGATGGGCAGACACGAGCAGGCGGCGCACATCCGGGCGCTGAATGCACAGCGCAGGGCGAAGTTTCACTCGAGGGGGTAAGAGCTTTTGAGCAAGGTAATTGAGATCAGGCAGAAAGGCGACTTTAAGAAAAGCCTGACCTTTTTCAGCCACATCAAGAGCTGGAGCGTGCGACCAATCCTTGAGAAATACGGAAAACTGGGTGTAGAACGGCTTGCGGATGCCACCCCGAAAGCCACCGGAAAGACAGCGGCAAGCTGGAGCTACGAAATCAAAATGGACAAGAGCGGGGCCACGCTGTGCTGGAAGAACTCCAACATTGTGGACGGAGTGCCCATTGCGGTGATCTTACAATACGGACACGGCACAAGAAACGGGGCCTATGTGCAGGGGGTAGATTATATTAACCCTGCCCTGGCTCCGATTTTTTCTGCTCTGGCCGATGAATTGTGGAAGGAGGTAAAGAGCCTGTGAGCCAGGAAGTGGACGAGCGCGTAGTAGAAATGCGGTTTGACAACGCGCAGTTTGAGAAGAATGTGCACCAGACCATGCAGAGCCTCGAAAAGCTGAACGACAGCTTACGGCTGGACGGAGCGGAAAAGGGCTTTGAAAAGATCGGCGATGCATCGGCTAAAGTGGACTTTGACGAGATGCAGGGTGCGCTGGACGACCTGAGCGGAAAGTTTTCGGCCGTGGAAGTGATGGGCGTTGCGGCCCTGAGCCACATTACGAGGCAGGTCATTGATACCGGTGAAAGACTGGTAAAGAGCCTTTCCCTCGATCAAGTGACGAGCGGCTGGAGCAAGTATGCCCAGAAAACCGCCAGCGTGCAGACCATCATGAATGCGACGGGTAAGAGCATTGCAAAGGTGAACGGCTACCTTAGCAAGCTGATGTGGTTTTCGGACGAGACAAGCTACAGCTTTACCGACATGACACAATCCCTTGGACAGCTTACAGCGTCCGGCGGTGACATTGAGAAAGTTATCCCGATGATCATGGGCATGGCAAACGCCACGGCCTATGCAGGCAAGGGTGCAAGCGAGTTCTCCCGCGTGATCTATAACCTGAACCAGAGTTACAGTCAGGGTTATCTGAGCCTGATGGACTGGAAATCGGTAGAGCTTGCGGGTGTGGCAACTGCTGAGCTGAAAAAGCAGATCATCGAAACCGGTGTAGCGCTTGGCAAGATCAAAGAAGGCGCTGTGACGGTTGGCACGTTCAGCTCAACGCTATCGAAAAAATGGGCTGACAAAGAGGTGATGGAGACCGCCTTTGGCAAGTTTGCCGAGTTCAGCGAAGCCGTGAAGAAGATGGTGGACGCGAATCCCGGTATGCTGGCATCGCAGGCCATTGATGCCCTGGCTGACAAGTACGACGAAGTGACCGTGAAGGCCTTTAAGGCGGCACAGGAGGCAAAGAGCTTCAGCGAAGCGGTGGACGCTACGAAGGACGCTGTGAGCAGCGGCTGGATGGAGACCTTTGATATCCTGTTTGGCAACTACGAGGAAGCAAAGGGTTTCTGGAGCGATCTGGCGGAAGAGTTCTGGAACATGTTCGCAGGCGGTGCGGCCGGGCGGAACAACTGGCTGAAGAGTGCCTTCGACTCCGGCCTTGACCAGCTGCTGGGAACGGAAGGCTTTGGTGACGCCGGAGACAACTACACAAGCATTTTGCAGAAAGCACTGGTGAATCAGGGCCTGCTGAGTGAGGAAGGCATTGAAGAGGCGGGCAGTTTCCAGAAGGCATTGGAAGAAAGCGGTGTGACGGCCCAGCAGCTGTACGAAGTGCTTGGGGAAGCGGCTGACTACTACCATCAGCGTGCCGCCATGAGCGACAAAGAGCTGGATAAGCTGGGGCTTGACCGGGACAAGGTGGACGCGCTGGCAAATGCCTACGACTCCATGGCAGAGCAAATTCAAAATGGCAGTGTGAACCTGGACGACCTTGCAGGCAAGATGAACCAGCTGAGCGGCCGGGAGCACTTTTTTAACGGCATCCTGAACGTGCTGGAAGGCATCAACAGTGTATTGAGCCCGATCCGGGACGGATTCGGTGATGTGTTCATGACCGACGGAAGCCCGCTGTACAACTTCCTGAAGGGGTTTGACGAGCTGACCGGGAAAATGGCGCTGAGCGAAGAAACTGCGGAAAAGGTGCAGAAAGTATTTACCGGCGTATTCCGGGTGTTGAGCATCGGGCTGAAGGGCGTGAAGGCGGTTGGCAAGACCGCTTTTATGATCCTTGGAAAGCTGCTGGATCTGCTGAGCCCGATGGGTGACCTTTTGCTGAACATTGGAAGCTGCATCGGCAATCTGCTGACATGGGTGGACGAAAGCCTTGGACAGGCAGAGAGCCTTAGCGACGTGCTGGGTATCCTTGTGGGTGCTGTTGCGGCGCTGTTGAGCCCCATTGCGGACGTGGTGAAGGGCGTGAAGGCCCTTGTGCGCGGCGGAAGCATGGAAGAGGCAAAGAAGCAGTTCGGCGCATTCGGCACCGTGGTGGATGCAGTGGGCAGTGTGCTGGACAAATTCAAAATAGGCAGTGTTTCGGCAGGAAACGTCATCGGTACGGCGTTCCAGCTGCTGGGCGGCATTCTGCTGGGAGCTTTTGAGGGTATGGGTGCACTGATCGGCCGTGCATTCAACGGGTTCAAGGGTGCCGGGGACACGGTGAGCGAGTTTGCCGACAGCAAGGTACCGCTGCTGGAGAATATCCGGGACGTGGTGCTTAGCCTGCCGGAGAAGGCAGAAAAGGCGCTTGCGGACTTTGGCGGAACACTGACCGGCATTATGAGCAACATCAGCGGTGCGTGCAGGAATGCGCTCAGCGCGGTGAAGGATTTCTTAAACCTGCAGGATGGAGTGGATCTTTACCGGCTGCTGGCGCTGATCGACGTTGGCGCACTGGCGGCAGCAATCTACGGTGCAACGGTGCTGCTGAAGAAGGCAAGCGACAACTTCAAGAAAACACTGGCGAACCCCATCGGTGATTTCTTTAACAGCCTGACGGGTGCCGTGAACACCTGGACGAAGGCAAACACCACGAACAACCTTGCCACAGCGGCGAAGGCCATTGCAACGGCAGTGGCGTTAATCAGCGGGAGTATGTATCTGCTGGCGAAGATCAACGACCCGACGCGGGCGGTGCAGGCTTTGGCCAGCGTGATCTCAGAATTGTTCAGCATGGTGGTGGCACTGAAAGTGCTGGCAGCCACCGACCTGACAGGACTGGACACGGCGAAACTGATCGGGACCGTTGTAGCTATCAGCATCGGCATGGCGGCGCTGACGAACACGGTTGCAAAGCTGGGAAAAATGGACGCGGCCCAGGCAGAGAAAAGCGTGGAAGCGGTTGGGCACATTGCGGCGATGCTGGCCGGAATGACCGGACTGCTGGCGCTGTTCAACAAGCAGCTTGGCGGCGTGAAGGGTGCGGGCGGATTTGTGGCTGCGGCTGCGGCGGTGGACATGATCGCACTGGCACTGATCCCGCTGGCAAAAGCGGAAGCAAACGGCCTTGACATTGACGGGGCCGTGGAAGCCATCAACGGTGTGGCCATTGCCATGAGTATCCTGACTGTAGCGGCAGGCTTTGCGCAGAAGCTGGCGGGAAAAGCGGACGTGAGCACCCTTGACAAGATCATTAAGTATCTTGTGAAGCTGGGTGGAATGCTGGTTGCCATCAATGCAATGGGGACGGCGCTGCTGATGGCGGCGGGGGCTGTGGCGATCTTTGCAAGCCTTGGTGACCATATGATGGACGGCATCCGGGGCGCAGGGCTTGTAGTGAGCGGCATTGCGGCATTGCTGGTGCTGATGGCGAACACGAAGGTGAACCCCCTGCGGATGAAAATGGGTGCAGAGAGCATGGTGATCGCCAGTGCTTCGCTGCTGGTGATGGCAGCTGCCATAAAACAGATGGGCAAAGCAATGGGGACGGACACCGGCGGCGCTGGTATGGCCGGTGTGAGCTTAATGCTGGTCGAACTGGCAGGCGCACTGTATCTGCTTGGCAAGCAGGCACCCGAGAGCACGGCTGCGGCGGTGGCAATGGTGGCCATGGGAGCGGCAATGATCGAAATGGCGCTGGCTATCAAAATGCTGGCGGATGTTGACTTTGCAGATATTGTAAAGAGTGTGTTCGGCCTTGCAGCAGCACTTAGCGTACTGATCGCAGGATGCTGGGGGCTTGGATTTGTTTCCGCAAATCTGGCATCTGCAGCCGGTGCCTGCCTGATGCTGGCAGGTGCGCTGCTGATCCTGACACCGGCCTTTAAGGGACTGGCCAGCCTGACGGCAGGAGAAGCCTTTGCGGGAGTGATCGGAACCATTGGCATCATGCTGGGCTTGTTTGCCGTTGGTGCCATTACACCGGTGGCGGCAGGCATGGTGGTATTTTCGGCATGTCTTATCAGCCTTGGCAAAGCCTTCAGTGCATTTGCGGGAGGCATTATCAAGCTGAGCATTGCTGCTGCGATCCTGACAGTGCTGAGTGCATTTGCAGGACCGCTGCGCGAGGTGATCGTGAACGCGGCAGACGACATTGAAGCGGCGCTGACAGCGATCCTGACGGCCATCTGCAATACCATCAATAACTGCGCGGAGCCGATCGGCGCGGCGCTGCTGACCCTTTGCAAAGTGCTGATCCAGACCGTGATCGACCTGATCGGCTGGGCATGGAGCGGAGAAGGCGGCGAGGGAAACGGCATTGAAGGCGCGCTGGAAGAGCTGTGGAGCCAGTTTGTGGAATGGCTGGGCGAGAAAAAAGACGAAGCCGGGGAACTGATCGGCAAGCAGCTGAACCCGGCGAACTGGTTTACCGTGAAAGGCGGACTGCTTGGAAGTTTGCTTGACTCTGCTGACACAGCAGCGGATGAGAGGGAAATGACGGAATACGGCACCTATATGGCCGAGGGCCTTGCAAACGGCCTGACCGGTCCGGAAAGCACGAACGCTGTGACCGGCGGTATAGCGACACTGTGCAGTACCGTAGAAACATTCTTCCGCAATTTCTGGGGCATTCACTCGCCCTCTACACGGATGGCGACCTTGAGCGAATACATCCCGGAGGGCTTCAAGGAAGGACTGACCGGAACGGACGGCACGGCTGCCATTGGTGACGGTATCAGCGGAATGCTGGATTCTGCCGGAAGCTGGCTGGATAAGTTGTTCCCGGGACTGTTGAATAAGGCAAAGAACTACGGCAGTCAGTTTCAAAATGCACTGCTCAGCGGCAGTGAATATCAGGGAATGCCGGGTTTTGACGAATGGTATGAAAAAGAAATATCGGCCTACCGCGTGAAGCAGCCAGGCGGCAAGACCGGACTGACTTCCGAAGACTTTGACGCGGATATAAAGAAGGACCCGAAGGATGCCAAGAATCCGACAGGCAGCGGCGGCAAGACCAAAAAATCCTCCGGCTCCGGCACGAAGAAGACCGTGGCCCAGCAGATCGAGGAAAAGTACAAGCCAAAGCTGGAAGCAAACAAGGCGGCACGGGAAGCACTGGACAGCGAATATGAGCTGTGGCAGGTGGAAAACCAGTACAGCGCGGACGAGGACACCTTGCTCAGCAAGAAGATGGAGAACGCGGCGGCAGAAATTGCGAACCAGACCGACCGGGTGGCCATTGCACAGGCAAAGTACGACGAAATGCTGAAGCGCTGGGGCGCGGACAAGACCGAGACCAAGGAAGCCTACGCCAGCCTGCTGAGCGAAAAGACCAGCCTTGCGAAATTGCAGGCAGACCAGTACACCGGCCTGTTTGAAGACATCACGAAGCGGTATGACACCGACCTTGGTACACTGGAAAAAGAGTATAACCTCTGGACGGCCCAGAACAGCAACACTGTCTCAAAGCTGGACAAGATCGACCGGGAGACCGAGTACCAGAAGAACGAGCTGGAACTGAAGCAGAAGAAGGAAGCCAAGGCAAAAGAGCAGTGGGAGACCCTGCGGAAGGAATACGGCGAAAGCGACCTACGCACAAAGGAAGCCTGGAACGACTATCTGGATGCGCAGACCGAGAGTTTGCAGCTTCAAAATGATATTGCCAAGCAGTCGCTGAACAAGCTGGATGCGCAGCTTTCCATCATCAAGGACGAACAGAGCCGGATGCAGAGCCGCATGGACCTGCTGACCAGCATCTACGGCGATGGAAGCCTGAAGGACCGTGAGGACGCCTACAAGCAGGCGGTGGAGCAGTACGGCGAAAACAGCGCTGAGGCAAGAAAAGCAAAGTATCAGGGTATTACTACCAGCATCCTCGGCACAGTGGAAGCACTGCAGAACATGAATGCCGAGCTGGAAAAGACCCGACTCATCCAGCAGCAGCTGGCGGACGGCAAAGACCTGAATGGCAATCCGCTGAGCAAAGACGATGTGAACGACCTGAAGGACCAGCTGCTCTCCTCCCGCAGTTCTATGGTGAGCTTTGCAGGGGCACTGGCAGATGCCATGGGCCTTGAGGACAGCGCCAAAAGCGCGGTGGTAAAGCTTGCCAATGCCATCCAGAAGAACTGGGTGCCCATCAGCAATGCGTGCAGTGAGGTGTGGACGAAGGTCTCCGGAGCCATGGGCGAGGAGATGACGAATACCCTGAGCACCGTATTCAAGGCGGCATTCAGCGAGGAAGGCATGGAGATCGGGACGGAATTCGTCTCGGCCATTGCATCCGCCATGCAGGGAGACTACGCTGGTGCCATCATTTCGGCGGCAACGGGACTGATCGATCTGCTGTTTACGGAAACCGGAAAGCAGCTGACCGGCGGAGCAGGAGACATGCTGCTGAAGCTGTTTTCCGGAATTCAAAATGGAGACCTTGCTGGAAAGCTTGCCAACATCGGGACAGCCGCGGCAAATGTCGGCAATTCCCTAAGTGGACTGCTGCCCATGTTGGGACAGCTTGGAACGACAGGTGCCGGTGCAGGAATGGCAGTTGGCGGCATTGGCGAAGCACTGGGCGGGCTGGGCGCTTCCATACTGGCGGTGCTGCCGGAACTGCTGATTGTGGTGGGCATTATTGCAGCCATCGCGGCACTGATCGGCGGTATTGCGTGGTTTATCAGCAGCCGGAAGAAGGAAAAGGCCACCGGCGCAAAGGACGTTGGCTCGGAGATCGATAAGGGCATCAGTGATGGCGTGAAGGAAGATGCGCCCATTGTGGACGATGCCGTGAGCGACATGACCGAGAACGCCATGGACATTGCAAAGGGCACGCTTGGAACCATCAGCAAAGTGATGGGCGACGACTACGAGTACACGCCCCAGATCGTGCCCGTGGTGGACCTGACCAACGTGCTGGAAGGTGCGGATGAGATCGACAATGCCTTTGCGGCGACAAAATCGCTGAGCCTTGACGGAGACGTGAGCCGGAACCTTGCAGACAAGATCGATGCCGAAGTGCAGCTTCAAAATGGACTGAAGAGCGCCGGAAATGAGGACACTCTACGTGCCATCAATGCACTGGCCGGGCACATGGACGGCGTGGCCGAGAGCATCAAGGGCATGAGCGTGACCATCAACGGCAGAAAGGCCATTGGCTACATCGATGACCGGATGGGACGGCTGACCGCAGCGAAAGTGAAGTGAGAAAATGGCGATCATCAAAGAACTGAACCCCGGTGATACCCTGAAAGTGTACGAGGACGGCGTTGCAGCAAAGTTTGTGGTGGCCAAGCACAACTACGAAAAAGACCTGAACGGCAAGGGTAAGACCCTGCTGATGCGCACCACCTTGCTGAAAGACGCAGTGCAGTGGGGCAACAACGAGAAAGATGTTTCGTGGAAGAACGAGCCGACCCTGCGCAACTGGCTGGAAAACACTTACGCAGCACGGCTGAGTAAGGACACACTGAAGACCATCGTGCCGGTGACGATCCGGTATGATTATGGTTCAAGTGAGAGCGGTACGCTGGAAGAACAGCGGTTCTTTGTGCCGAGGGTAGTAGACTTCAGCGGAGATACGGCGCTGTTTACTGGAATCCGAAGATTTTTTGAGGATAGTCTGAGCGGCGGAAGGGCGGATATTACCGAAGGAAGCAACATCTCCGACTTGTGGACGTACGTGTTCAGCACGCGAAGCAGTAAAAACTACGAGGATGGCGATAACACCCGCGGAGAGGCGCTGAGCCTTTACGTGAAGCACGGCAGAGGTGCCGACCCCGGGTCACCTGGGTACATTAACACCTACTGGGATACGACAACGGGACAGTGGGGCGTTTCCAGCTCGAATATTCTCGTATGTTTCTGCGTGGATGAGAATGCCACGGTGGACGATGATGGATGCCTGACAGCCAACAGCGGGCCGGAGATCCAGAGCAATTACTTTGGCATGAACGGCGTATTTGGGCGGTGGGGAAAGTTCGGGCTGCCGTACCGCGTTTATGATGCAGATGGCGACACCATTACCGTGACCGAAAAGCTGAACGGCGAAGTGCACAGGACGTTTACGGCAATTCAAAATGGAGTATACCGGTTTGAAATATCACAGAAAGAGCTGGAAAGCTTTGACTGGAACGCCGACTATATCCTGACGGTAGAAGCCAGCGACGGCCGGACCACTAACCGGAAAAGCTGCAAGGTGAACCGCATCCGTTCATCCGGGTACGTGGTGTACATCGGGCAGATCAAAGGCACGGCGGATGGACAGAGCTACTACTGGACAGAGCGAAACATTCTGGACGATCCGTTCAACGAGAATGCACCGGTGATCCTTGACCCGGAAGTGACACTGGAGGCCAACGAGATCAGCTCGTTTACCTTTACGGTGCCCGTCTCGAACCCGTTCTACGACAAGCTGGAGCTGAAAAAGCCGGTAGTCAGCATAGAAGAGGACGGCCGCGAGATCTTTATGGGCTATATCACCGAAATGGAAAAGAACTTTGAGCTGGACATGGAAGTGACCTGCGAGAGCGAGTTTGGATACTTGCAGGACAGAGACTGTCTGGTAGAGAACAAGTTCTACACGGCGTCCGAACTGCTGGCACTGGCGCTGACCGTGGAGGATGACCCGGAAGAACACGTCGGCTTCAAGGGCGAAGGCAAGGTGTTCCTGCCCGGAAATGTGACCATAGAAAAGCCGGAAAGCGACACGGACAAGGAGACCAAGGCCATCAGCGACTGCTGGAGCGTACTGACGAACAGCCTGACCGGAAAGTACGGCGGATATCTGCGCCTGCGCAAAGAAATCAAAATGGTGGACGGCGTGCGCGTTTACACAAGATATCTGGACTATCTGGCAAAACTGAACGACAAGACCGATCAGGTGATCGAGCTTGGAAAGAACCTGCTGGACATTTCGTACTACATCAAGGCCGGGGACATCGTGAATTCGGTGAAGGCATATGGTTGGTACAAGAGCGGATGGTTCATCTGGGAGACCACGAACCCCATCTCGCGGGAAGCGTACAACGGAGAATCCATCAAGAAGTACGGCCTGTGCCAGCGCGTCCTTGTTGTGGAAGGAACCGATTCCACGGGAGACAGCCTTTTGAAGAAGGCCACGGACGAGCTGAAAAAGTACAGCGGTTTCACCGGAAGTGTGCAGATCAACGCTGCAGACCTGTGTGATATTGGCGTGGACACCGACCGGCTGGACTTTATGAAGGAGACGTACGTGCTCGCGGAACCGCACAGCATCGATGACTGGCTGCCCTGCACGAAGGAAGTGATCCCGCTGCATGAGCTGGACCAGAAAGACTTTACCTTTGGCGCGACCACGGCAAAGCTCTCGTCTTTGCAGGCGGGCAACTTTGCAACGGCGGGCAAGGCATGGAATGCGATCCAGTCCACCATTGGATACATCAACAAGTGAGGAGGATCAATGTACCATTCTCTTATTATAAATGTAGGCGACAACTACATTGACACCTGGGACGACTGGAAGCTGATCCCTTCCTCGCGGCCGGTGATCGCACCGCCCATTGAGCGGACAAAGTTCGTGACTGTGCCCGGCAGAGACGGCGCACTGGACTACAGCCGTACCCCTGCAAACCGTCCCACCTACGATGACCGTACCGGAAAAATTGAGTTCTACCTCGAAAACGACTATGCTGGCTGGGACTGGGAGACCGCGTACACGACCATCTGCGAGACCTTGAAGGGACAGCGGGTGCGGTTTGCGCTGGAGGACAATCCCAGCCATTATTATTCGGGTCTCTTGTGGGTGGACCAGTTCAAAAGCGACAAGGGGCACTCGAAGATCACGCTGGAGTACAACTTGCACCCGACCATGTACACCCTGAAGGTGGAAGCCGTGGCGCTGAACGTATACGATCTGAAGCTGAACAGAGGCATGGAGTACCAGCTGCTGGTGGGCGTTGGGCCGACGAATACGTTCTACCGCAAGATGAACGTGACCGCGAAACCGCGGGACGTGGTGAAAATTACTCAAAATGGGACCATTCTGGCCCTGCGGAAAGGCACAGCGGTGGTGACGGCAGAGTGCGGCGGCGTGAAAGCCGAGTGCGCCGTGACGGTAGGCGCTTACGAGAGCTTTACCATTGAGCGGGCACTGGACGGCGTGAGCGAGACAAACCCGGTGGGGAGCATCGTTGCCGGCATGAGCTACCAAAATGTGTTCAACGTAGGCGACAGCGAGAAGGAGATGCTGGAACTGACCGTAGAGATGGGCGGCACGGATGTGACCGGAAGTTGTGTTGTCATGGCAGAGGACAACGCGAGCGCACAAATCAAAATGGCATCGGTGACGGGAAATATCAAGATCACAGCGCATGCTGCAGCAAAGCCGGTGGCGGCGATGCTGTGTGCAGATATCCTGCCTGTGGAGGTAAAGCCGCTGAAACGGGTAGAAGGAGCATTCCGGCTTGGAAGATGAAAGGAAGGATGATATTTGAGTTTGGAAGCGTACTCCATTTTGAAAAATGGAAACGAAAAGCTCTCGGAGCATTTCAAGGTGCGCGAGTTCTACTGCCGTGACGGCAGCGACCCGGTGTTCATTGACACGGCGCTTGTGGAGGTGCTGGAAAAGATCCGGACGCACTTTGGCAAGCCTGTGACAATCACGAGTGGATTCCGCACGGCAAGCTGGAACGCAAAGCAGAAGAATGCCGCAAAGTTCAGCCAGCATCTGTACGGCAAGGCGGCAGACATTCAGGTGCAGGGCATCAGCGTGGAGCGGGTGTATGCCTACGCGGACAGACTGCTGGGCAACGCCGGTGGCTGCGGCATTTACCCGCCCGGTCTGGGACGCGCCAACGGCTGGGTGCATGTGGACGTGCGCAAAGCCAAGAGCCGCTGGAAGGGGTGAGCGCCGATGGAAAGCATCATTGCCGCCATCCTCAGCGGTGTTGTGACCCTGATCGGCGTACTAATCGCAAACTCGCGTTCCAATGCCGTGATGGAATACAAAATTGAGGAGCTGACCCGGGAAGTCCGCAAGCACAACGGTTTTGCGGAGAAGATCCCGGTCATCCAGAGAGACATTCAGGTGTTGAACCACAGAATGTCCGACATCGAAGTACATGAATACGAACACGAAAGGAGCAACGTATGAATTTCAACATTACTGCAGGCACCATTGCACGTACCGCCGTTCTGCTGCTGGCTCTGACCAACCAGATGCTGAGCGCCATGGGCAAGAGCCCGCTGCCCATCGAGAGCACCACTGTGGAGCAGCTGGTGACGGCTGGCATCACGACCATTGCGGCACTGGTCGCATGGTGGAAGAACAACTCCTTTACGAAGGAAGCCATTGCGGCCGACAAGGAGTATGACCGTTTGAAGGCAAAGAGCGGGAAGTAAAAATGATATTTTGGGCAGGGCAGGAGCGGAAAATGTGATCCACACACGTATCCAACGCTGAATGTTTCTTCTGCACTGCCTGAAAATAGTTCATCTGGCACTCACCGAAGGCAGGAACTGTCTGCATAATTCAAAATGGAGTGACCGGTAAGATGAAGAAAGCCCCTGCAACGATCGTTTATGGCTCTAAGTGGGAGCTGTGAGCGAAAGTTACAGGGACTTTTATTTTTAGAGGAAATGCGATATTATAAGAAGATTGATAATCAACAAGAGAACTGGACTCGATAGATGGCGAATGGATTTGGACGGGGCATTGTTTGGGTGGATTTTTTGGCAAAAATATATCGATAATACGAGCAAAATTCAACGGTACGGGGTTTGTGTAACACCATTTCTATCTGATATTTGGACTGAATTGAACGTAAATACGTGAAATACGGCATCTACAGATTGGATAAAATGTAGACAAAATCGGGTCACTCCTACACATTCCCTGTATTCAAATGCAAAAGTGGTATAAGGAATTATGGGATCTTTTCAATCTCATTTTTAAGCCAGTCGATGCTTCTTTGGGTATAAACACGTTCAGTAAGGTCTTTAATATGGTGCCCAACAAGTCGTTTGATGGCATATTCGTCCATGTTATACTTTTTGGCCATTGTAACAAAAGTAATACGTCCATCATGGCCTTTATGCTCAGAGTTCAGTGACAGCAGAGGAACGACTTCGTTGACAAGCTGCACGGAAAAAGAGGCATAGCGCATTTGCGTGACTTCACCTTTTACGGTGTTCTGATGATGGAAACCACGCTGGCGGATCGTGAAAAATAAATAAGGCGAACCTGCTTCGAGCGCTTTTTCGTAGCGGGCTTTTACCAGATTGTAAATTCGGGGATGAATCGGCACTGTTCGGTTTATCCCCGCTTTTGTTTTTAAGCCGCCTGTAAATGTGCCCACATCCATATCAACATCCTTCATTTTCAGGTCGCATAGTTCTCCGGGACGCCAGCCAGAGTAGCACTGAATTAGAATCATGTCAATGATAGGATGCTTGTCTATATTTGCCCATAGAAGATCGAGTTCTGCTTCGGTATAGGGAATATGACTATTCGGTTTGCGGACATACCCCGAATCGATCGTGAACATACGAGCATAATTTTTATCGACGAGTTCGCGGGAGACTGCATAATCAAAGAGCAGATTATAAAGATTTTTCATTGAGTCTTTATTATTGTTTTGTGCATGGCGAGTTTCTCCGGCGTAAACGATGGTTCCGTTTTCAATACAATTCTGCAGGTGCGAGATATGAACGTCGCGGACAAGCATGTTATGAATCGAGGAGGAGTAGGCCCATGCTCTTTTATAACGGGAAATCGTAGAAGAATCCACTTTTTTCTCTTTCGTGGTCAGCCACATATCAAAAAGGTCCTGCATGGTTGTTTTATTGCTAAGGTCAAATGGATGCGCGTTGTATTTCATAAGCGCTTCATATGCTTCATTATACGTTTCAAAATAAGCGACCGGACGGAGCGGGCATACGATCGGTTTGCCTTCATCAGTTCTTCCGGCTGTGACCATTGCCCGAAAGGGCTTGCGAAGATTACGCCCTCGGACTTCGGAAATCTGGCCGAATCCATTGGGAAGACGCATATGTTTTTTCTTTTTTGGTGGCAGCGATGACTTGGATTTGAGCGGGTAACCGCAATGAGGACAAGCTGTTGCCTTATCGCTCACTTGTAGACAACACTCTGGACAGAGTTTTAACATGGAAACCTCCTTCAATCATTGTATAAATTTGCCATTTTCACTCAAAAGCTCGGTCAACCCGGGCTTTTTCTGTTTGAAAAGCTATTCTAGGTTAAACGATAGATTTTTGCTTGTCAATCCTTCATGGCGAAAAAGATAAAAAACAGCACGTGGGGGACCATTTTTACAAGTATCATCCTTTTGAGCCTGGGAACGTATTTGGACGCTCCTAGAGTAACACAAAAGGAGTACGATAGAATGGATAAAGCTAGATTAGAAATGGGTTCGGTTCCTGTACGGATTGCAGCACGAGTATACGGCCGGGACCCGGCATGGGTGCGTGCAGGCATCATTGCAGGGTGGCTTCCGATTGGCGAGGCAACGAGGAACGGAAAGCGCGTTACGGATATTCAGCAGATGAACTCAAAGCTGGGCAGAATCAGCTATTACATCTCTCCCAAGCTCCTCTATGAGCAGACCGGTTATGAATGGAGGGGCGAAAAATGAGCAGAGAACGTGCGGAGCTGTCAAAAAAGAACCCATACCACATTCCGAGATACCGGTACTACGAACTGAAGTATTTTTGCAGGCAGTACGATGACTGGAAGAAGGCCCTGACTCTGATCGACGGCTGGCAGACATCACCCAATGATATTTCCGGCATCATCAAGGGGTTCCCACCCGAAAGCCCGACCGAGAGGATCGCACTATCCCGAGTGTTCTACTCCAGCTGCATCGACATCGTGGACAAGTGCATTGCGGAACTTGATACGGCATTGGCACCGTACATTAAAAAGGGCGTGACAGAGGGAGACGGCTACAACAAGCTTCAGGCGAATGGCTGCCCCTGCTGCCGCGAGACCTACTACGAACATTATCGATACTTTTTCTGGCTCCTGAGCAAAGAACGGCAGTGACGCGAAAAAATCAGCCGCCTTTATGAAAGGTGGTATGAACAATGTTTAGTCTGATCGTTGCAATTTTGATCGTTGTACTGCTGGTCAAATGCATTGGCCTGGTAGGGGCAAAGACGGAAGAGGTGAAACAGAGAACAAAGAAGAAACACTGAAAATCAAAATGGAGCTTATGGGAAACCGTAGGCTCTTAATTTTTTACGCAGACGCGAAAAATGCATGGTGTTTTATGGAAGGAAAATAAATGGGAAGCCTACGGGTGGATGCGGAAGTTTAGAAATTCCCGCCGTTAATGCTGACGGAGGATGTAACCAGCATGAAGCTATGAGAAATCATGGCGTTTCCTTTTTCTGACGCGAAAAATACAGCCTCCTTTATGGAAAGAAATAAACAAATTTAGGAGGTATTTTACTATGCTGAAGAATGTTATTAAAGGTTTTGAGGAAATGATGAACTGTGTTCTGACCGCTATGAACGAGTCGCTGAGCGATCCGTATGCGGGCTGGAATGAAGGGGAAGAACTCCTCATGCTGAACGAGGTTCGGTGTGGTATCCGCTAATGGATATTCTGACCGGAAAACGGGCGTATGAAAACATGCGCTCTTTTCTTTGATGTTTCGGTTCAGGCGCGAAAAATGCAGCCTCCCTTATGGAAGGAGATAGCTCAGTTGGCAGAGCGCTGCTTGATTGCAGAGGTCGTGGGTCCGAATCCCATTCTCTTTCTTTTTTCTATTCTAGAATAGAATGTTGGCGCGAAAAACACATTGTCCTTTATGGAAGGATGTCTTCCGAAGAACGAAAGGAGAAATGCTATTATGGCAAAACGAGTAAAGACGAATTATGACCGCGGGTACGTGAACGCTATGGATAAGATCCGCGTGTTCATCGAAAGCAGCTCGAAAGTGATGTATGTCGATACACGCGAGTATAAGAATGCTGAGACGGCACGCTGTGCTTACCGGAACGCGATCGCACTGGTGCGGGCAGGAGGAATCGTGCGTGTTACTTGCAACCGCAATGAGCTTTTCCTGATTCGCAATGACATCTGAGGCGAAATGGAGCTTACAAGAAATCGTAGGCTCTTTTTCTTTTTTTCCGCACGCAGGGGACAGGTTCCTCTACTATATTATTAAAAAGGAGAATTTCAAAATGGACGCAAGACTGTTTCTGATCGTTTTCATCTGCATTGCTGCACTGGGGCTGGTGCTGGGTATCGCCATTGGTTTCAACCTGAGCGAAGGCCAGAGGTGTGTCGGCGACCTTGTGATCGCACCCGGTGACGAGGATGCAGACCATTACATGTTCCTGGACCTTGCAAAAAGTCCGGAAACTCTGGCAGGGAAAGAGCGGGTGATGCTGAACATCAAAATGATCCGGACGCGAAAATAACGTGGTGTTCTATGGAGGAGACTCCAGAATGATATTTTGTAAAGGAGATATTTCAAAATGGAAAACTACGAAAACAAAGAATTGCTGAAAGACGCGGCGAAGAAATCGCTGGAAAGTCTTAAGGATCTGAAGCCGGGTACGGAAGAGTACAATACGGCTGCAAACATGGCGTTGAAGCTGTACGATATGCAGCTCAAGGATGAAGCGCAGGAAAACGAAAAACAGCTGAAAGAGGACGAGGCCGTGCGGAAAGTGCACGAACTGGAACTCGATCAGGAGAAAGCGGAGAAGGCGCGCAAACTTGACTGGGCAAAGATCGGCATGAAGGCGCTGACGTTTGCAGGCACGATTGGTATGACCGTGTACTGGTCGATCTGCGAGGCGGGCGGTGTAACGCAGCTGTCGAGAGCAATCGGCGAGGGAGTACATGAACTGAAGAGAGGCTTTACGGAAAAAGATTAAAAAGGAGGAACCGAGGAGGGTTCGTGGCGAAAGCTGCGGACTCTCTTTATTTTTATGCGATACCACGATAACGCTCAGCCGCAGGAGTGGACGAACTACTATGGGAGCGTCTACCGTTGCAACCATCCTGTGTACCGGGTATGCACCTTGTATAAAGAGCACAGCAAGGGCCTGTGCGTGATCCAGCAGCGCTACAATGAGAAAAGCAAAGCGACCTACTGGAGCGCCATAGACCCATGGCTGACCGATAAAATTTACTTGCATGATGGGTTCAAGGAATATTTTGACAGCCATGCCAAACGAAAAAATCAAAACGGAGAATATCCTACCGTGACCGTGCGACAGATCATGTGGGCGCTGCGGATGAAGCCATTGAAAAAAGAACGCTGGGAGACTGTGTTTGACAGAAGCACGATTTAGGACGCGAATATTTCTGTGTGCTTTATGAGACGAGTTACGTCTTAACATTATATTTTGGAGGTATGAAAGATGAAAATTGACGCAAGATTAGTTAAGCAGAGCGTAGGCATGATCGTTGGTGGTGTCATTTTTGCATGGAGTGCGATGGACAAGGGCCGGATTGACGGCATTAAGGAAGGAAAGAGGCTTCAGGCAGGATGGACAACACGAGCAATCAAAGACGTGTACGAAAATGAAAAGGCGGATGATATTATCGATCGGATCAATGCCAAATTCGATGAATATGTAAACGAAAAGTAACTCAAAGGCGGGAGCCGTGGAGAAATCTGCGGCTCTTATTTTTTTGCAGACGCGAGAAAAACTTGCTCTATTATGAAGGAGGTGAGAGTTATGGAATACCTTCTGGCAAAGAGCGACAGACAGCTCGGTATTTGCCTGAGAATGCTGTATGACGAAGGATACAAAGGTTTGGTTGTTGAAAGTGTGATAAACGCTAAGAACCGAATGGAGTTCCACGTCAAGGTTATGGCTGACGAAGACAAGATGGCGAAGTTGAATGACCGCTACCAGACGTTGATTTCCTAAATCTTACTCTGGAGGGCAAAAGATCTGAAACATGGTCTTTTGCTTTTGTCTGGGCCATGCTATAATGAAACAAAGGGAGGCGAAGAGCATGAGAGTGACATCGCACATGATCGTTCCCGTGAAGAAAAACGGCAAGTGGACGACCTATATCAAAGAGTTCGAGGAAGATATTCCAGATTTGGGACGACACTGCCTGATGTGCAATTCCTGCGGCGAACCGAGCTATCCCGAATGCATGAAAAAATGCCCGGTGGAGCGTGATCGTGTCGAGCGCGAACAGAAGAAAGCACAGGAGAAAATTGCCAAACATAAGGTCGAGATTGATATTTTGGCCGGGCTGGTTCGTGATGGTTTGCTGAAAGTGGAAGACGCTGCGCCGCGTGTGGAAATGACCGTGGAAGAATTTGAAGCGGCGATGCCAAAATGATATTTGAACCAGAGAGCTTACGAGAAATCGTAGGCTCTTTTTATTTTGTCCAAACGCGAAAAAATCTCCTTGCTTTATGGAGCGAAGACCATGAACAAAGGAGAATACTATGCGAGAAAACAAATTTTGGAACTATTCGATTACGATTGGCAACATGATTGTGACATTGGCATTCGGACTTGGAGTGGGTCTGGTAGTGCTGTTGTTTACATTGATTGTGCGATCGATTCTTAGCAAGAAATGACAAAACAAGGTACGAACTGAACTTGTCTTTGTTCCGGAATTGAGCTGTGGAGAGATCTGCGGCTCTTTCTTTTTTCTCCGCAAAGACGCGAAAAATTCACCTTGCTTTATGGAGGTAAGAGGGCTTTATCGAAAGGAGAAATTACTATGATGAAAGCTATCAAAAACTTTATGAAAAAACCTATTACTTGGGACGACAGCTTTAAGTGGAGCGGTATTGCTCTGGGACTGTATGCAGCAGTCATCGGGGCAATCGCTGCTTACGAGAAGTGGATCGCTTATAAGGACAAGGCAGAGAGGCTTGATAAATACAATTCATTCAGAGATATGAATAATCAAATCTGAAAGATCACGCCCTCTTATCTTTTTTGAAAATGATATTTCGGAGGTCGAACGCTATGGAGGACATTATGCTGATCCGGTCAAGTTTTATGCGCCGTATCATTTCACAGATCATCAACAAGGCTTTGAAGAAGCAGACACCCGGTGTAGAAGTGGAGCTGAAAGAAGTTCAGGTAAACTGGGTGGACAAGGAGCAGAAGCTGCGGGTACATCTGGAGCTGGATGCGGAGGTAACGAAGGCTCAGCTGAATGATATTCTGAAAAAAGCTGGAGTGCTGTGACGCGAAATTTTCAGTGTGTTTTATGAGATGATTAGTCTCAGATTTATATTTGTGGAGGTATGAATTATGAAGAAGCTGGTGAAGGTTGCTTTGGGCGCAGTGGCGTTTCTTGGCATTACCGAGTTGTACTGCGTTGAAACCGTTGCCATCATGTGGAGAAAACTTATGATGCGCAATGATGATTCAGCGGCAGACGCACTCGACAATGCGATGAAAGCAGGCCGAGCGAACTGGGAACTGAAGCTGTATGAATTCCTGAAAACAGATCAGGCCGAAAGGTATCTGAAGCACTAATCGAAAACGGAGCTTACGAGAAATCGTAGGCTCTTTTATTTTTCAAAATGGAGGTTTGACAATGAAACTGACGAAAACATGCGCAAAGTTTCTGCGTAAACATGGCGGAACGATCCTTGCCATCGGAGCCTCAATTGGTGTGGGTCTGACCATGTGGGAGACGGGAAAGGCGACTGTGAAGGCTACCACGCTCGTTACTATGAACAAGGACGAGCCTATGACGAAAAAAGAAATCGTCAAAGACTGCTGGAAGTTTTATATTCCAGCGGCTGTGGTTGGTGCTGGAACTGTGGCGTGCATTCTGGGGTCCAATGCGCTGAACAAGAAACAGCTGGCCAGTATGACCGCTGCCTACATGGCACTGGGAAAAACCTATCAGGAGTACCGCAGGGAGGTGGCGGAGCGCATCGGTGCTGAAGAGGAAAAAAAGCTTCGCATGGAAGTTGCTGAAAAGACAAAAGGTGAGGATATTCAGCGGGATAAAGATGGTGATGTCATCCGGCTGTTCTACGAGCCTGCGTCGAAAAGATATTTTCATGCCACCATGTCCCGTGTCATTGAGGCATCGTACTATTTCAACCGGGAACTGGCCACGAACGGTTGCATTTCTGTGAACGAATGGTGCAACTATCTCTGCGCTGATGAACTTACTGTTACACCAGAAGGCGACGAAATGGGATGGTGTCTGGACCAACTCATATATGACGGGGATGCCTACTGGATGGACTTTGAATACGATAAACAAATCACGGATGATGGACTGGAGTGCTATTACCTGGCGCCTGCACTTGATCCGGTTAAAAATTACCTGAATTATGAGGAGGACACTTATCATGCATAAGATCGACTGGTGGAAAGTTGCATCTGTGGCACTGATGGCTGCAAGCGCAGTGCTGAGCTTTGGACATGACCTGATCGAGGATAAAAAGACCGAGGAAGACCTGCAGGACATGGTACAGGAAGAAGTACGGCGGCAGTTAGCAGAAAAGAACCAGTAAACGCGAAAAATACAGGCTCCTTTATGGAAGAGAAATACAATTTGAACAAAGTAAAGGAGAATGATATTTATGTACGATTACAATTTTTACGAACAAATGGACAGCCTGATGGTAAATCTGCTGGTAGATCTGGCCATCAACATGGTACGTGTGCTGTATGCTACAGTACGATACGTGTTGATGCAGCCGATCAGACTGGTGGAATACATCTGGTACTGTATCCAGATCGAGCGTGAATGTGACCGTGAGGAAACGATTCGCTTCGAGAATTTGAAACGAACTGGACACATCTGACGAAAGCGAGGGCTTACGAGAAATCGTAGGCTCTTTCTTTTTATATTTTACGGAGGTATGAAAAATGAACCTGAAATCATTTGCAAAAGCGAGCAGGCAGATGCTGAATCGCAATGCATCCAAGATCCTGGCGGGCTTTGCCATCGGTGCAGGCGTCATGGCTGTAGGCTTCGCCATCGAGGCAACTCCGAAGGCGATGATTCTGTTGGAGGAAAAGAAGGCAGAGCTCGGTGTCGAAAAGCTGGATGCGAAGACCATTGTCAAAACGGCTGGCCCGGTATACATTCCGACGGTCGTGAGCATGGGCCTTTCAACCGCGTGCACGATCGGTGCGCTGAAGGTGAAGAGCCAGCAGAACGCCGCGCTGGCTGCAGCGTGCACGCTCTCGGAAACGGCTCTGCGAACCTACCAGAATAAAGTCGTTGAGACCATTGGCGCAGAGAAGGAACAGGAGATCCGTGAGGCTGTTGCTCTGGATAAGATGGCAAAGAGTCCGGAGCCGGCAGTAATCCCGAATGCAAAAGGGGTCAAAACGGATGATATTTCCTATGACCAGCGAGTGAAATGCTGGGAAAGCCTGAGCGGGAACTACTTTTGGACCACACGAAATGCCATTGAACGGGCTATCAACGGGGTCAACAAGCAACTGCTCAGCGATTTCCGTGTGACCGAAAACGACCTGTTCGACTATCTGGGCATGGAACATAACCGAAACGGCGATCTGCTTGGGTGGGATACCGACACGACCATGGAAGTGGAAACGTTCTATGCTTCCAAACTTGATGAAGACGGAATGCCGTGTCTTGTACTGGACTACCGTACACCGCCCAAGTGGCTGGGCTATTGATTTTTTTTTCAATGCCCAGAACAGACGCGAAAAATTCACCTTGCTTTATGGAGGTAAAACTCCAACATTACAAAACTTTATATTTAAGAAAGAGGTAACAAAAATGGACGAAATGAATAACATGAACGAGACTACTGTCATGGAGAATGAGAACTCTGTGGAGGTTGTTCCGGAGGAGAACGTTCAGATGATCGAAAACGAGGAGACTTCGGGCATCGATCCGAAGCTTGTGCTTGGTGCGGCTGTGATTGCTGGTGCTGCCATTATGGGCGGTATCAAGCATCTGAAGAGCAAAAGGAACAAGCCGGCGGATGATAAGCCGAAGACCAAGAAGAAGATCCATCTGCGTGCACCTTGGACGATCACCGAGGAGGCCGTTCCCGAAAAGACGGAGGACGCTGATAAGGAAGTTGTTGAGGAACCTTCTGATGAGGAAGAGTAATGTTTGGTAAGGCGAGAGCTGTGGAGAAATCTGCAGCTCTTACTTTTTTGTTTTTTTGAAAGGGGAAAGACATGGCACAAGTAGACATGCCGAAGTCCAGCATTGGCCAGACGCCGACTGAGCCGAAAAAGAAACTTGAGAAGGTCGTCAAGGGTAAGGTGGCGGTGAAAGAGCAGAGCGATATGCAGAAGATCGCATCACAGTTTCTGGCCGAAGACCTGAAAACGGTGAAAGATCGTATCCTGACCGATTACCTGCTGCCGATGCTCAAGAACGGTGCATGGAGCATTCTGAACTCTGCGTTCAGCATTGCACTCTGGGGTGAAGACCGTAGCCGCGGCGGCTCGAACAATTATTACGGAAATAACCGTGGCCAGCGCAACAGCTATGATGGCTATTATCAGGGCAGCCAGAACAATCGCCCGAACCCGCCGCCTGTACGCAGAAGTCTGCAAAATCTGGATTTCGAGAGTCGTGGTGATGCTGAGGACACTCTGGCGGGTCTCAGGGACGCGCTGTACCGCTACCGGCAGGTTTCGGTGGGCGATCTGTGGGATCTGATGGGCGTGACAAACGATTCGACCGACTACAATTATGGCTGGTACAACCTCGATGATGCATTTATCAAGGGCATCCCCGGCGGATTCCGACTGATTCTGCCGCACACTGTACCGCTGCGCTGATAGAAAGGACTGATATTTTATGAAGTTCGAGCGAAATGTCGAAAGCATTGCTTTTGCATATGAAACGGATGCAATCGATACACTGGTTCATCTCAAAGATATTATCAAGGCCTATGGCCGTGTGACTGTCAAGGACTTGATGGACCTGGTAGGCGTAGCACCGAATCCCGATGACGATAGATTGGGCTGGCTAAATGTCGATGACACAACGATCAACCTCATTGAGCAGGACAAAGAGCATCCGTATTGCTTGATGCTTCCGCACCCGGTTTCTTTTAACGACTATAATTCAAGAAAGGACTGATATTTTATGAAGTTTCTGAAAAACGTGAAAACCGACGAGTTCATGGCAACTGTGACCCGGACTGCCTCGAAGTATGGCTATAAGCTGAAGAAAGCAAGCCCTACCATCATGATCTTTGGTGCTGCTATTGTGGGCGTAGCAGCGACCGTCTCTGCCTGCAAGGCGACTGTGAAGGCTCAGGATATTCTGGAGGATCATAACGAGATGGTGAAAGCCATCCATGAGACCAAGGAAAAGGTCGATAGCGGTGAAATGATCCTGAAGGAAGGCGTTGCCTACACCGAGAACGATTACAAGAAGGACCTGACCACGGCCTATGTGCAGACCGGTCTGAAGCTGGCGAAAATCTATGCACCTGCAGTAACCATGGGCACGGTTGCACTCGGCTGTATGTTCGGCTCGCACCACATCATGACCAAGCGTAACGCCAGCCTGACTGCCGCCTACATCGCTCTGGATAAGGCCTTCAACGAGTACAAAGGCCGTGTGACCGACCGCTTTGGCGACCGTGTACAGCAGGAGCTTGAGCACAACATCAAGGCAGTTGAGGTCGAGACCACCCGGAAGAATGCCGATGGCGTGGAAGAAACCGTTAAACAGTACACGGATGTGGCAATGGCACACACCAGCCCCTATACGCTGATCTACGATGAGACTGTGAGTTCCTGGGATAAGGATGCACAGCTGAACATGTCCCATCTGATCCAGGCGCAGGCTGCTGCAAACCGGAAACTCCACCGCCAAGGCCATCTGTTCCTTAACGATGTCATTGATATTTTGGACCCCTATGGCAACGGTATGCATCACACCCCCGAAGGCCAGGTCGTCGGCTGGATCTTGAGCCAGGGCGATCCTACGAAGGAAAATCGTGTGGACTTTGGTGTAACCAACTATGTTGAGAACAACGATGCGCTGAACAATTTCATCGACGGGTTCGAGCGCTCTGTCCTGCTGCGGTTTAACTGTGACGGCGTGATCATCGACAAAATCTGAGACTGATATTTTGGAGGAACTTGCTATGACCAAATACGTTAAGACACTTTCTTATCTGTTTGCTGCCATGGCCGGAGTGTGCTTCGTCTCTGGTCTGGCAGTTCTTTCGGAGTGAGGTGTACGATGGACAGTTTGGAAAATGCATTCCTGTTTCTGGACTATCTGACCGATACCAAGCGCAAGCGCCACATGGTGGGAGGCATTCTGATGAGTGTCTCCCTTTTCTTTGGCGGTCTGGCGTTTACCATGATGACGATTAAAGGAGAAGACAATGAATCGGACAATTCGTGATGTTTTGCTGTTTGGCGCAGGTTTTGCCGCAGGTGCATACGTTATGCACACGGTCTTCCGTACGAAGTACCAGGAGTACGCCGATGCACAAATTGATGATGTGCGCGACCACTACCGCAAGAAGGAAGCTGATCTGGATACCATGATCGAAGAAAAGGCCCAGCAGAAGAGCATGGAGCAGCTTACGGGAAAGTACCGCACCGAGTCCGACCCGGAAGATATTGTGACCCACGACCCCATTGAGATCATTCAGCCGGACGAGTTCGGTGACATCGACGACTATGAGACTCGCGGGCTGACCTATTATGCCGATGGCAAGCTGGTATTCGACGAGGAGACGATGCCTGTGAACGACGATGATATTCCGAACATCATCGGAACAGAGGCGCTGAACCACTTTGGCGAGTTCATGCCCAGCACGATTCATGTGCGAAACAACAACTATCATAAGGACTATGAGATCATTCAGGTTCGTCAGAACTGGGGCGACCTCTATCCGGAAGAGGAGGAAGAATGATATTTTCGGATCTTGGAGAACAGTATTATGACTGGCTCCACAAAATCGTGTGCGGCGAATGGGAGCCGAGAAATCTCTCGTTCCATCGGCTGCTCATGTACTTACATAATCGCACTTATATTCCGGCCTGCGAAATGGACCAGTGCAGAGCAGAAGATGGTGTGAATCTGCGTTACCGTTTTGCCAGCGAATGCGATATTCCGTATGACAAGATCGATGCGGAGTTCCACGGTGTTCCGTGCAGTATGCTGGAAATGATGGTGGCCCTTGCGGTGCGCATCGAAGAACATATTATGGAGGATTCCAGTGCGGGAAACCGTGTCGGGCAGTGGTTCTGGAACATGATTGTCAGTCTCGGGCTTGCTGCCATGGACGACGGCCGGTTTCACGAAGACCGGGCAGATTATATTCTGGACAGGTTTGAGCGCAGAGACTATGAATACAATGGTGCCGGCGGTCTCTTTACAGTGAACCATCCGACCGAAGATATGCGTCGGCTTGACATTTGGTATCAGCTGATGCACTACCTGCAGGAAAACGAATTTTGAAAGGAAAATCAACATGGATATGACGAATATTATGTATGAATTGGTCAACACCAAAACTTCGCTGACCATTGCCGACCGTACCATCGAAACTTTGCAGAAGCAGAACCGGCGTCTGAACCGTCGGTGCCTGCGCCAGAGTCTGATGATCGCAGGTCTGACATGGCTCACCGTTACGGCCTGCAGGATGCTGAGCGAGAACGATAAGAAGTGCAAAGAGGCTGAGGAAGATGCCCGGCAGCTCCACGCGGAACTTGCTCACACGCAGCAGGTGTTGGACGATGTGAACCGCAAGAACGCCGAACAGTTTTGGACGGAGAGCAGAACAAGTGCGACGGAGCCCGAAAAAGATATCTGCTGCGATGGGAAGGCAACCATTACCAAAAATCCGGAATAAAATGCATGGAAAGGAGGAAGTCAGTTGCCGATGATTGATTTCCTGAGGATTGCCACGCGAACCGGAAAACACGGGGTGATCGAAGTGTACCCGAACTTTATCATCACCAAGTCGAAAGACCTGATGATCCGGGGTTCTGATTTCTATGCGATCTGGCTGGAAGAACGCGGCTTGTGGAGTACCGAAGAGCAGGATGCATTGCAGCTCATTGACCGGGAACTTGATATTTATGCAAACGAGCATAAGCAGTTTCTGGGCGATAATGTTCGAGTCTTACATATGTGGGATGCACAGTCTGGCATGATTGATATTTGGCACAAATATTGTCAGCGCCAGATGCGGGACAACTATCATACCCTCGATGAGACATTGATATTTGCAAACACCTCTGTCAAAAAAGACAGTTATGCATCCAAACGACTGCCGTACCCACTGGAACAGGGGAGCATTGCCGCCTATGACGAGCTGATGACCACGCTGTATACGCCGGAGGAACGTGAAAAGATCGAATGGGCCATTGGTTCCATTGTAAACGGGGATTCCAAAAAGATCCAGAAGTTCCTTGTTCTGTATGGTCCGCCCGGAAGCGGCAAATCGACAATTCTGAACATCATCCAGAAAATGTTTGATGGATACTGGGCAGTGTTTGACTCGAAGGCGCTTGGTTCATCATCCAATGCGTTTGCACTGGAAGCGTTCAAATCGAACCCACTGATCGCAATTCAGCATGACGGCGATTTATCGCGTATCGAGGACAATACCCGATTAAACTCGCTGGTTTCCCACGAGACCATGATGGTGAACGAGAAGTTCCGCAGTGCCTATGCAAGCCAGTTCAAGTGCTTCATGTTTCTCGGTACAAACAAGCCCGTAAAGATCACGGATGCAAAATCGGGTCTGATTCGGCGACTGATCGATGTGGAGCCGAGCGGCGAAAAAATACCGGCAAAGAAATACCGCGACCTCGTAGGCAAGGTTGACTTTGAATTGGGTGCTATTGCATGGTATTGCAAAGACGTTTACGAGAAAAACAAGCATCGTTACGACGATTATGTTCCGACACGAATGCTTGGTGCATCCAACGACTTCTACAACTTCATGCTGGACTCCTACTACATCTTCAAAAAAGAAGATGGCGTATCGCTGAAACGTGCCTGGGCAATGTATGACACCTACAATCAGGAGGCAAAGGTTTCGTATCCTTACTCCAGGCGAGCGTTCCGTGAAGAATTGATGAACTATTTCTCGGATTACAAAGAACGTGCCGAGGATATGAACGGCGAGCGGGTGCGCAGCTACTACCTGTCTCTTATACACATCTCCGAGCCCACGAGACCGAGGCTGATCT